CCCGCTTTGGCAGCTACACGGCAAATGGACTGCCCGACGGGCCGTTTGTGTTCTGTGGGTTCAGGCCGAGGTTTGTGATGATTAAACGAACAAACACAACTGGAAATTGGGCGCTAATTGATTCTTCAAGATCATTATTTAATGCCGCGAGTGACAATTTGTATGCAAACTTAGGCGATTTTGAAACATCTATAGTGCGACTAGATGCGCTATCAAACGGATTTAAACTAAGAACTACTGGTGGAGATTTTAATGGCGCAAGTGGAGACACCTACATTTTCGCAGCCTTCGCAGAGAACCCAAGCAAGTACGCTCTAGCTCGATAACCTTATGCCAAGAAAATCCGTATCACTAGCAGTGGGCAGAGGCGAGAAGCTGCCTGTATCGCGTGGAGCTGGGCTAACGGCCAAGGGACGCGCCAAGTACAACCGCGAGATGGGGAGCAACCTGAAGGCTCCTGCGCCAAACCCAAAAACAAAGGCCGACGCTGGCAGGAAAAAGTCATTCTGCGCTAGGATGGCAGGCGTTGTCGCCAAGGCTAAAGGGCCGGCTGAACGAGCCAGGGCAAGCATGAGACGCTGGAAGTGCTAACTTTATGAAACGAGGACTCTACGCCAACATCCACGCTAAGCGCGAGCGTATCGCTGCTGGCAGCAAAGAGAAGATGCGTAAACCCGGCACTAAGGGCGCCCCGACAGCAAGGGCGTTTCGGCAGGCTGCCAAGACCGCCAAGAAGAAGTAGGTATGGACGAGTTTATCGGCAAGGTGCTTACCCACATCTTCGATCAAGGCTTAACTGTATCCCTACTGGCACTGGCGCTGTATTACCTGCACAGTAAACTAAACAAACTAGAAGTGAAGATCTCCGAGTGCGAGCAAGACCGGCTTAAGCTCTGGGAACGAATCGCTCAACTCCACGACTGATATGAAAGAATACCTCAAACAACCATCTACCTGGCTCGGCATCGTCAAACTTGGCACGGCTATCGGCCTGTACAGCACCGGCATTGGTGGAGCAATCGCACAGGGCGTTATGGCAATCTTTGGCATTATTGACGTAATCCGCAACGAGAAACTGTGACGATTGACGAGCGATCAGCCAAGCACATCTTAACGCTGCTCCCTGAAGTACAGGGCGCATTTACGGCCTTCTTGCTAGATGCTAAAGAACTGGCGGCTAAAGACGGCTTGGACTACAAGGTCATCTGCGGCACTCGGTCTTGGGAAGAGCAGGCTGCACTGTACGCCAAGGGGCGCACTGCACCGGGACCAAAGGTGACCAATGCCAAGCCAGGATCATCGATGCACAACTTTGGACTCGCCATCGACTGCGGGGTGTTCAAGGGCAAGGTGTACATGGATGGCAGCACACCCGCTGACGCACAGATCGCTGACCTTATGCATAAACACGCCTCAACACTCTGCGCCAAGCACAAGCTGCGCTGGGGCGGCAAATTCAAGAAGCTATACGATGCGCCTCATTTTGAGTATGATATTCCTTATTCTCTTGCTGATCTGCGTCTGGCCATCCTTGGTGGCCCTATGGGCGGCAAAAGCCGTTCCTGTCCTGAGTGCGACTCTCCTATGGAGTCCGACGGCACCTGTTCCGAGTGCGGATACGGTGAAGAGGAGGAGTACGAGGGCGAGGGCGAAGAAGAAGGTGAAGATGACGGGCACATGGAGCGCATGGTCGAGATTCGCGACGATCTCCAGCGTGTCGTGGACAAGCTCAGTAAGCTCATTTCCTAATGGCACAAGAGATCCAGGCTGAAGGTGACGACATGTTCACTGGCTTTGCCAGCAGGCTCGACCCTGCCAACCTAAAGCCCGGGATCTTGCAATCGAGCTTTAACGTCCGTTTGCAGCGCGGGATTGCTCAACCTCGCAAGGGAACTAAGCGTCTTACCGAGACGGAACTGATCGGACTGACGATGGTTGGCTCGGGCCTGTACGTTGACGCCGACGGTCATGACAACATCGTAATGGTCTTTACAGACCGCATGTATTTGTACAAGCCAGCTCAGGGGCTGGATGTCGAGGACTTGATTGGGCCGTACATGTTCCCCGCTGATCGCACCATAGACGTTGGCGGCATCTGCGACGTAGTCACGGCACTCAACAAGATCTACATTTTCCGTGGGAAGTACGACAAGACAACGTTTGTTGCAACCGAGTCAAACTCGGACATCCTCGACGGCGACACTGGAACGATCACAATCACAACGGTCCTTCCGCATGGTTACGCCACAGGCGACGAGGTCACCATTGGGCGCACAGACGGCTCAGACACGGCGGGACAGGATGTCACTGGCAGCTATGTTATTGCGGTGACCGGCACGAACAGCTTTACATTCCAGTACACGAACAACACTGGCGTCACTTATGCCGCTCGGCCCACACAGACAGGCTGGACGGCTCGCCGTGGGTTGCCCCCGTTGATATGGGAGGACGGTCTAGCAGCGGTTGCGTTTGCACAGCAGAAGTTTGTTATCGACGGCACTACGGTCACGGGCATCACCCAGTCTGTACCCTGCGCTGACTTTGGATTGTACTTTCAGAACAGGCTTATCCTTAAGTTCGGCGACTACCAGATGCTGGTAAGTGACATCTTGAGTGAGCAGTGCGATACGACGCTCAACAACTTTGTTATCAATACCGGCGGGAACGACTCGATTGTAGGCGTGCTGCCGTGGGTGCAGGACCAGTTCTTGGTCTTTATGACCAACAGCATCTACGTTGTTTACGTCGAGACAGACAACTTTGCCGCTGACTCGCCTCCAGGGGCGCAGAGCAGCACGACAGTAGTAACGACCGAGATTGGCTGCTTGGCTAGACGGTCTATTGTAGCAGCCGGTCAGTTCGTGTTCTTCCTTTCGGCCAACGGCGTCCACATGCTGACGCCACAGCTTGACCTCAAGCTACTAGGTAACACGCTGCCGCTGAGCGAGCCGATTGCAGATTTCTTTGACACCGTCAACTTCGATGCCGTTCAAAACTCGGTGGCTACCTACTATAACAATCGCTTCTACATTGCCATGCCTACTGGCAGCGCAACTAGGAATGACAAGATCTTGGTCTACAACACGCTGAACCAAGCATGGGAGTCGATTGACTATTATCCGACTGGATTGTTCTCAGATAACTTGATCCTCTCAGCATATATCAATCAACGCCGGTTGATGATCATTACCAACTTTGCTGGAGCAGGCCAATACGGCGGCGTGTTCCTTTCGGAGGAGCAGGTCGAGGGTGACGAGTTTAACACGTCCAACGCACTGCCAGTGCTACCATTCAACCTGTTCCCGCAATCGTCTCAGATCACGCCATCGACGCTGATCCCTAGCACCCAAAACTTCGTTCACATTCCGGCTTCTGTAAAGACTCGGGAATACACGTTTGGCGGTACTTCCGAGAAGCGGTACAGCAGGGGCGAGTTTAGTTTCAACAACGTGCAGAACGACTTTGTGCGTATTGACGCGACCACTTACGACCCGGATGCGACCGAAACGGTGCTTGAGTACAGCTTTAGCGGCACAACCGACGGGACGCTACGCCCACGAATAGCAGCTCGGGGAACGTCAATTGCGTGTACCATAAGTTTCGTTATTGGAAGACCATCCTTGAAAAGTACGGCTGTTTATGCTATAGCCGCTAGTAGACCAATGATTTCGCAGGAGTAATTTATGCCCGGCCAACAAATCCAAAAAGGAACGACCTACGTCAACTATCCGACAGTTGGCGCTTCGCAGGTGACTGCCGAGAACCTAAACGACCATGTCGATAACGCTATTTTGTTGCCTGGCGCAATCTCGGCACAGACAAGCGGCACGCCTGAAGAGGGTGACTATATCATCGCTGAACGCACAGGGGCGCTCTTTAAGTATACCATTCAGAGTGTTAAGGAGCTTTTTGCAACCATCGTAAACGGGTTCTTGCCCACTTCTGGCGGCACCATGACAGGTGCGCTTATCCTTAACAACAGCAACCCCGCCACGGCGGCTACAGCGGCCAGTAAGGGGTACGTTGACGCTACAGCAGCAGCCACAGTGCTCTCTGGGGCAATTGTCATGTGGGGCACGTCTGTGCCTCCTGCTGGGTGGATTGAATGCAACGGTCAGTCTACGGCTGGCTACCCCAACCTAATCGAGTTATTTGGCACCAATGTTCCCGATTTACGAGGTGAGTTTGTCCGTGGATGGGATAGCATTCCAGCTAGAAATGTAGATCCGGGCCGCGTAATCAGATCTGCTCAAGCGCAGGACGTTCAACCACACACGCACACTTATCAAAAAGCAAGTTTGCAATTTGTGACATCAGGTAGCGGTTTATCAACAACGTCAACCTCAAGTCCATCTATAATATATAGCGTTGCGGCAACAAGCTCCACCGGCACAGCCGAAACCCGTCCACGCAATGTGGCGCTTATGTTTATTGTTAAGACCTAATGACCATCCAAGAATGGGAACAACTTGTCGATACGTTATATGAACAATGCCGAAACCATTTACAGCTTCTGGGACAGGTATCCAGAGATGACGTTGATGGTTATCTTAGTTTTTATGGCGTCCATAACAGTGTTTATTTCTATAAGCGCAACGGCGTTATTACAGGCATTTCAACGGGCCATCCAGGAGTCAGTGACTTTAATTGGAAATGGCGAAGACGAAACGGCATCTGGACGATTCACTTGGCATGGGCCAGTGAGCCAGAAGCTGTACCAGACATGTTTAACCAGTTTTTTCAAAGAGAACCCTTAATTACTCAGATTTGGGCATGGAGATGCGACCATGCTGTTCCAATCACTGCAACAAAACTAGAAAGACTTTTATATGGGAGGAGGAAAATCAGCAGCCCCGGCACCACCGCCAGCTCCGAATTATCAGGAGTCGATGCGGTCGATTCTACAAGCGCAAATTGATCTGGCTCCACAAGTGTATGCTCAAGAGGCTGCACTACAACCTAAGTATCAAGCCTTACAAGATCAGCTTGCCAAACAGGCTGCTGAAAGCCAGATTTCCCTGTACCGTGGACTTCAGCCTCAGTATTCGCAGCTAGAAGAAGCATACATGAAGGACCAGCAGGCGGCGCAATTGCGCGGCTTGCAGGAGCGTGCGCCAGGGTACGTTCAAGCGTTTCAAGAAGCTCAAGGTGTTGGTGGAATCAACCAAGCTCTCCAGCAGTACACCCAGCAAAAGCTCGCTGGATTACAGGTTGACGGAACAAACATTTCACCGCAAGAACAACGCGCCATCGAGCAGCAGACCCGCGCAGGCTTTGCGGCTCGGGGAACGGCGCTTGGCGGACAGTCCAACCTTGCCGAGGTGCTCAACCGTTATAACGCTCGTCAGGCTCGGGAACAGCAGCTTGTCGCTCTTGGCACTGGCCTTGGCGGTTACTTTGCACAGCAGTCTGCGCCGGCACTTACGTCGTTCTATCAGCAACCGATGTACGCAGGTTCGTTTGGTGGACAGGCTGCACAGAACGCGATGATGGCGCAGCAGCAGGCTGGTCCGCAATACTTCAACCCAGAGTCACAGACTGGCATGGGGTCGATCTATGGTGCGTATAACTCACAAATGCAATACGCCGCTGGGATGGCTCAAGCTAATGCGGCGAAGAGTGCTGGCAAGATGGGCATGATCGGTTCGCTTGGCGGTGCAGTCATTGGCGCGGGAGGCATGCTTGGTGGAGCAGCCATTTTATAATGAACACTGCATCTGCCATAACCATAATCAACAAGGCGCTTAAACACGCCAAACGGCCTGCCGTGCTTTGGAGTGGAGGTAAAGACTCCACCGTGCTGTTGGATCTGGCTCTAAAGATTCGACCAGACATAGAAGTCATCCACTTCAAACTGCCGTTTCTATCTCACAAGTATAAGCATCACCATGAAGTGCAAGAGGAGCTTAAGCTCACAGTCCACGACTGGGTGCCAATGTCGATTGCTTTAACTCACGGAAAGAACCGGATTGACGTTTGTGAAACATATTCGATTGGGACAGGAACACTGAAGGTGATGAGGGGGACGGAGGTTGTGGATCTTACCAAACCGTGGGTATGCGGTAAGGAGTGGCTTAATCGTCCTAAGGCGCACATTGCAAGCAACTTTGATGTTTTGCTGTGCGGCCACAAGAGCAGTGATGAAGATCCACTTACTGGTGCAGTGCCGCTGATGCTAGACATGAAACTGCTGGAAATTGGCACCGAGATGTGGTTTCCGCTGCGGGAATGGACTGACGCAGACATCTCGCTGTATATCACTTCAAACAACGTCAAGTACGACCAAAACAGGTACGACACCGATGTTGTGTCCAAGCCAGACAAGCACATGAACAGTGACTATGTTCATGCCTGTTTTCGGTGCATCGACCGCCGGGAATCCAAATTTGTGCATTGCCCAAA